GGCAACTTCTGGTTCCACAACCTCTGGTTTGTCATCCGCTGAGTTGGCAGTTTCAACGGCAGACACGACCAACACTCTCAACCTCCGCATTTTGGGCTTCGAGGATACTCCTGCGAACTCCGATGCAGCGGCTGCTGGGCGTCTGGCCATTGTTCTGCTTAACAATCACTTCTACCGTTACAATGCCAATGGCACTGGCGCGGGTATTTAAGGAGTAATGAACCATGGCTATTACTCGTTCACAACTCCTCAAAGAACTGGAGCCGGGTCTTAACGCCCTTTTCGGTTTGGAGTACGACCGTTACGACAATGAGCATTCCGAAATCTTCGACACGGAAAATTCTGACCGTGCATTCGAGGAGGAGGTCATGCTCTCCGGCTTCGGCCAAGCCCCTGTAAAGGGCGAAGGCGCGGCCATCTCGTATGACACCGCTGGTGAAGCCTTCACTGCTCGCTACACCCATGAGACGATTGCTCTTGCATTCGCCATCACGGAAGAGGCAGTGGAAGATAACCTGTATGACAAGCTGTCGGCTCGTTATACCCGCGCTCTTGCACGGTCGATGTCCAACACCAAACAGGTGAAGGCTGCTTCTGTCCTCAACAACGCATTTTCCTCGTCCTATAAGGGCGGCGACGGCGTTTCGTTGATCAACAGCGCACATCCTACAACTGGCGGCGGTAACTTGTCGAACACGCTTGCAACTCAGGCAGACCTTAACGAGACTTCTCTCGAACAGGCTCTGATCGACATTGCAGCGTTCATCGACGAGCGTGGTCTGAAGATTGCCCTCCGTGGCATGAAGCTGATCATCCCATCTGCTCTTCAGTTCACCGCAGAGCGTATCTTGAAGTCGGAACAGCGTGTTGGTACTGCTGATAATGACATCAATGCGATCAAGACCGGTGGTTACATGCCACAGGGCTTCTGTGTTAACCACTTCCTGACCGATCCTGATGCGTTTTTCATTAAGACAGACGCACCAAATGGCATGAAGCACTTTGTCCGTAGCCCGATCAAGACGGCTATGGAAGGTGACTTTGAAACGGGCAACGCTCGTTACAAGGCCCGTGAGCGTTATAGCTTCGGTTGGTCTGATCCTCGCGCCATGTACGGTTCGCAGGGTGCATAAAATCTGTCACTGACAGAAATATGAAAGGGCTGGCCTTGTGTCAGCCCTTTTTTTATTGTAGAGTTTTGCAATCCCTGACTGCCACTGTGGCAGACAACCCAACGACAGGAGATCCTCATGGGTACGACGACATTTTCTGGGCCAATACGCGCTGGCACCATCAAATCTACAACGGGTACGACACTTGGCACAGACGTTAATAACGTCGGCGAAGTTGTTCTTTCACAGCACCAAGAAATCACACAGGCTACCAACGGCGCGTCTGCGGGCGTTTATACGACATCCATCGTAATCCCAGCGGGCAGCACGATCACAGGCATTCAACTTTATGTAACTGCTATCTGGAGCGGCGCAGCTACCACCCTTGGTATCGGAACAACGGTTTCTGCAACAGCACTTACGGCGGCTGCGGCAGTTGCGGGCGGTACACTTGGAATTATAAATGCTACGGCAGGGGCAGACGCAACCCGAATTGGTACTTGGATCAATGTCGGAACGTCCGATATTAGGATCGTGGTTACATCAACAAACACCGGCACGGGTACTGGCTTTCTAAAAGTGAACTACATTCAGCAGGGTACTTACGTTCCCTAATGTGATTTAAGGGGTGTCAATATCTGGCACCCCTTCCACTTATTTAAAGGATAGATCACATGGCTGATGCAGTAACTTCACAGGTAGTTTTTGACGGCACAAGAACAGCCGTCATGAAATTTACCAACATTTCCGATGGAACTGGCGAAACTGCCGTACTCAAGGTAGATGTGTCCGCTTTGACGGGATTCCAAGGGCAAACTTGCACCGGAGTTAACATTGTTACACTGGATGCCATGACGGTTGGCATGGGTGTTGACATCCTTTGGGACGCAACAACTGACGTTATTTGTTACACTATTGGTGCGGACCAATTTGTCTCGTTCGACTTCGCAAGGTTCGGTGGGATAACCAATAATGCGGGTAGTGGTAAGACAGGAGACCTTATGTTTACCACTGTTGGGGCCACTGCTGGAGACAGATATACGATTGTTCTTGAGATGACAAAGAACTTCTGATGGCAAAGGGCATGGGAATTAAGACATCTGTCAAGTCTGGCAACTTCCGTAAAACGAAGGCCGGTGCCGGTATGACAGAAAAGGGCGTCAAAGCCTACCGTCGTGCAAACCCCGGCTCAAAGCTGAAGACTGCCGTGACAGAAGACAAGCCCACAGGGGAACGCGCTAAACGCCGCAAGTCCTTCTGTGCAAGATCAGCGGGACAAGCGAAGATGTTTCCGGAAGCTGCAAAAAACCCTAACAGCCGTCTTCGTCAGGCACGTAAAAGATGGAAGTGCTGACATGCTGATTGGTTTGGACCTTCTCTGGAACGCTATTCTGACAATAATTTTCGTTCCTACCGCGTGGGTATTGGTGTATCTTAATGGCAGGGTTAACGAATTGTTTCGCCATACTGCAAATACAAGGGAGGACATAGCCCGAAACTATGTCACCCGCGTGGACCTTCATAACGATCTAGACCAACTCATCAAGAGATTTGATCGGATTGAAGAAAAAATAGATCGTTTAGTTGAAAATAGATAGGGGACTACCATGCGTATAGCTAATCCAAAAATGCCTCTTCGTCCCCCTGTTACTGCGGGAAAGCCGCCTCGTCCCAATAGTGCTCTTCAAGATTATTTGAACAATCAAAAAAAGGGTTCTTATAGGGACGCTGGGGTAGCGTTTAACTATGATCGTAAAACTAACACCTATTCTGGGGGCAATAGGGGAGGAACATATTCTGTTCCGAAAAGCGTTATGGAGCAAATTGCTACAGGAACTCAAGGGGTTTCTTTGAAAGATTACTACACCCCTAAATACCCGCGTGCAGTAGGTCTTAAAAAAGGTGGTAAAGTAGATTTTTCACAAATTGTCCGTAATAAAAAAACGGGTGTTTTATCGATGAAAAAGGCCACAAGCGGCACTGCCCTCAAGAAGAAAAAATAGATCGTTTAGTTGAAAACAGATAGGAGACTACCATGAGACCAGCACCGGGATTAAACAAAGCACAGCAGGAAGCGTATCTAGCCTCAGTTAAGGCGTTTCAAAACCGCACACGTCCAAAACCTATGGGTGCTCCAACACTTCCTATTAAAAAAGGGACCGCAAACTTACCTCAGCTTACGCCTAAACCAAAGGGGCCAATGAGCCAGTACATGCGTGATGGTGGCATGGCCATGCGTAAAGGATATGCCGATGGCGGTATGCCAATGGTTATGAAGGATGGGAAGAAGGTTCCTTCTTTTGCAGCCGATGGCAAAGGTAAGATGGCGATGGGTGGCATGGCTACCAAGAACAAAGGTGCAGCCATGAAGAAGGGTGGCATGGCTCCAAAAGGCCGTGGCATGGCGATTATGATTGCTATTGGTAAGCCGAAGGGCCGTGGCAAAAGCTAAGGAGAGTGAGTTGCCTGTAAAGAAGTCTGGTGTAAATGCTTCAGGTAACTACACAAAGCCTACCATGAGGAAGGCTTTGTTTAGCAAAATCAAGAGCGCAGCCGTGCAGGGTACGGCTGCTGGTCAGTGGTCTGCCCGTAAGGCGCAGATGCTGGCAAAGCAGTACAAGGCAAAGGGCGGAGGATATAGGGACTAATGAAGGCTCCACAGCAATCCCTGAAGAACTGGTCTGATCAAAAATGGCGTACCAAATCTGGTAAGCCGTCCAGTAAGACAGGCGAGAGGTATTTGCCGGAAGCCGCCATTAAGGCTCTTACTCCTTCTGAGTATGCTGCGACGACGAAGGCTAAACGTGCGGGTAAGGCGAAGGGGAAGCAGTTTGTAAAACAGCCTCCCAAGATTGCTGCTAAGACATCCAGCTATAGGTGATTGACCATGAAGGCTCAGAAGAAGATCAGCAAGGTGATGCGCGAGTTCAAAGCTGGCACCTTAAATACGGGCAGTAAGAAGGGTCCTGTGGTAAAGAACCCTAAACAAGCAATCGCCATTGCCTTGTCTCAGGCTGGTATGTCGAAGAAGCGGAGTAAGTAAGATGGCAAGTTCAACACGCAAAGCGTTCAATGAGGCGTTCCGGTCAGCAGTAAATTCTGGTGCGAAGACGTTTGAGTTCGAGGGCAAAAGCTACAACACGAAGATGGCTCCTCCCAAGACCACCTCTAATCGTGGCGGTGCGCGGATGAAGAGTGGCACCGATATTATGGACACTCTCCCCAAGGTTGGGAAAGTGAAGACCGGTGAAATTGCGCCCATCTCTGATCGCGCAGAAGTTTCAGGTGGCAGCGGGGACTATATGTCCAAGGTTTCGCCAAAGCAGACAAAAGGGTTCAAGGCCGAAGATATGGGCATGAACCAGTATAAGAAGCCAGAACTCGACGATTTTATCCCTACGAAAAAAGCAATTCCCGGAAAAACGGATAAACCGATGTCCGACCTTCCGGGAAGATCCCCAAATAAGGAACAGTATCGCAAAGCACAAGAGGATTATCAAAGTGATCTGGTCGGTGAGATGGCAATGAAAAAAGGTGGCATGGTAAAAGCCAAGCGCACTTCACATCGTGGTGCGGGTATTGCTACCAAGGGGTTTGGTAGAGCAGGGGGACGTTGAGATGATGAACCGTACTCGCAAATATGCTGACGGTGGTGCGGTTGAGGCCGCTCCTCCTGTAGGCATGGCAAATCTTGGTGTTACGCAACCTGCCGCTCCAGAGATACCACAGGCATCCCCATATGCTTCACCAATGGATTACGGAATGCAGGGTACAGCTTTTGGTCAACCGCAGGGAACAACACAGCAGAACAATCCTGTTCTTGTCGGCATGAACAAGACAACCGGGCAGATGGGTGCTACTGCTGGATTTGCCAAGGGCGGTCTTGTGAAGCCTATGAAACCGATGCGTGTAATGAAGCGCATGAGGGTCATGGGTGAGGGTAAGGCAAAGAAGATGAGTAAGGGCGGCTCTGTTGTGAGCCGTGGCAGCGGGATAGTGATTCGTATGAAACCTTGCAAGATGAGTTGATATGACAGTTTCTGGCACGAAGACATTTGAGTTAGATGTAGCCGACTACATCGAAGAGGCGTTTGAGCGTTGTGGCATTGAGATCCGCACAGGATACGACCAGCGCACGGCTCGCCGTAGCTTGAATTTGCTTCTTGCTGAGTGGGCAAACCGTGGTTTGAACCAGTGGACGATTGTCCAAGAAAATATTGCTCTTAACGCCAACAATGAATCTTACACGCTGACATCAAGCGTGATCGACATCATTACCGCTGTTGTCAGAAGTGATTCGGGAGTTGGAACTGCGTCACAGTCTGATCTCACAATCGACCGGATCAGCCGCGAGATCTACCAGAACATCCCGAACAAGCTGAGTATCGGTCGTCCGGTACAGTATTTTGTAGACCGCAAGATCATTCCTGTTGTGTATGTCTGGCCAAAACCTGACACAAACTACACTTTGGTGGTCGATAAGCTGGTGCGGTTGGACGATGCTGCGTCTGGCGTGAACACCATGCAGATCCCGTTTCGCTTCTATCCGTGTCTTGCTGCCGGATTGGCGTACTACATTGCGATCAAAAAGGCTCCTGACCGCATTCAGATGCTGAAGGCGATCTACGAGGAAGAGTTTGAACGTGCTGCCACAGAAGATCGTGATCGGGCATCTTTGAGGTTGACGCCTTCTCGGTCCAACTATCGGCTGGGGTAACCCATGGGTCTTTTTGCAAACGGCAAATACGCCATTGCGATCTGCGACAGGTGCGGGTTTCAATATGACTATCACCTGCTTGCGAAGGAATGGAATGGTCTCAGGACTTGCACTGAGTGCTGGGAGCCAAAGCATCCTCAGTTAGACCCGATCTTTCCGCCACCTGAGCCACAGGCGTTGGTTGCACCGAGACCGTCCCGTATTGAGCCGATGGATGTACCAGTTGGTACTGACATTTTCCCGTTTATACAGTATAACCTGTTGCAGATGATTACGCAGGTGGGCGTTGTTGAAGTTCTGGCCACGGAAGATGTATCTGTATCCGCTGAAGGGTCACAGGCACTTGGTGAGTTGACAGAAGTTACGGTGGAGATACTCTGATGGGCTGGACATACGCTACGTTGGTGCAAGCCATCAAGGACTACACGGAGTACGACGAGACGACATTCTCGGCGAACATCGACAACTTTATCCAGAGTGCTGAAGAGCGCATCTTCTATGCTGTTGATCTTGAGGACTTCAGGAAGAATGCCACCGGCACAATGACCTCAGGGTATAAGTATCTGACAGCCCCGACAGATTTTCTGGCACCATTCAGCTTGATGATCACGTCGTCTGGATCGAAGGTCATCCTGTTGAACAAGGACGTGGAGTACCTACAGGAGTATAACCCGACCGAAGCAACGGGTATTCCGAAGTACTACGCCTTGTTTGACAAGGACAACTTCCTGATCGCTCCGGTGCCGAACGCCGCGTTCGCTGCCGAGATCCATTATTACTACAAGCCAGCCAGCATCACGACGGGTGCAACCACATGGCTTGGCGACAATGCTGTTGAAGCCCTTCTGTATGGGTCTCTGGTAGAGGCTTATACGTTCATGAAGGGTGAGAACGAACTCCTCAACACGTACAATCAACGGTTCATTGAGGCCCTTACCCGCCTCAAGAACTACGGTGAAGGTCGTGAGAACGATGACGCTTATCGTGATGGTCTTATCAGAGTGAAGGCTAATTGATGTTTACGCCAGCAATGCAATCCGGAACATTTACCGTTGATGTAGCTACGTCGAACAACGGTGGTCATCCGCCGGAGTTCTGGGCGGAACAGGCATCAAAGAGGATTGTTGATGTCTCAGCCAATGCTCCGGATGTAATCCGAGGTCAAGCAATAGCATTTCAAAATCAGGTAGAACAGGTTATACTGCACTACATGAAACGTGCTATACAATGCGACAGATCCACGGTCAGTCATCTGGTGACAGAAGCTGGTCAACCACAATTAGCTGAACTTATAAGGAGGCCGTGATGGCATTTACTGGAAATTTCATGACAACATCGTTCAAGACTGAACTCTTGAGCGGTATCCACGCAATCGGCACAACGGTTGTCCGTGCTGCAACGACTGCTGACACATTCAATTTGGCACTGTACACGGATGCGGCAACCCTCACCGCAGCAACTACAGCGTACACAACGTCTGGCGAAACGACCAATACGTCGGGTTCTGCGTATGTTGCTGGTGGCAACACGCTGACATCTGGCACAACGTCGTCTTCTGGCACGACAGCTTTTGCTGACTTCGCTGATTCCTCTTGGACCACGGCGTCGTTTACTGCTCGCGGTGCGCTGCTGTACAACTCGACACAGGGCAACAAGTCTGTTGTTGTGTTGGACTTTGGCTCAGATAAAACGGCATCAGCAGGTACATTTACCGTTATCTTCCCAACAAACGATGCTTCCAGTGCCATTATTCGCATAGCGTGATGAGTAATGACCGATGCAGTCGTAGCCTTTGAAGGATGGTCCAGATCCCAAGGATGGGGTCTGGGTGCGTTTGGCACGGGTGCGATTGATATTGGAGTTGCAACTGGACAGGTTGGTTCTCTTTCTGTCACGGCTGATGCCAATGTAAACCTTACGGGTGTATCTGCCAGTGGGCAGGTTGGTTCTCTTTCTGTCACGGCTGATGCCAATGTAAACCTTACGGGTGTATCTGCTACGGGTGCAGTTGGCACGGCAACTGTCACGGCTACCGCTAATGTGGATCTCACAGGCGTATCTGCTACAGGCAATGTCGGAACAGTCTCTGTTGTAGTCAGTGTCGATGTCAGTCTCACGGGCGTATCTGCTACAGGCAGCGTTGGCTCTGTAGAAGTTCAATCCGACGCCAATGTCTCCCTGACGGGTGTTGCGGCTACAGGCCAAGTAGGCTCGGTTGATGTTGAAACCGTCAATCTTGTCGATGTCACAGGCGTATCTGCGACAGGTCAAGTCGGCTCCGTATCCATCACAGCGGAAGCAAATGTTAATGTCACGGGCGTATTTGCTACGGGGTCTGTCGGGCAGGTTCTTGTTTGGGGGCAGATCGTTCCAGATCAAATTCCTGCGTGGGTGGAAATTGATCCATCCCAGATCCCGGTATGGAGTGAGGTCGCTCCGGGCCAAAATCCTGCATGGGTAATGATTGCGCCAAATCAAGTTCCGGGGTATAGTCCCATCACACCATCTCAGTCTCCAAACTGGACTCAGATAGCCGCCTAGAGGTTTTTGGCATGACAAGTACGTATTCAACTAATCTTAAACTTACCTTGATGGGTACTGGCGATCAGTC